TAAGAAGTTGCGCCCTCATTATACGGGGATTTCCATGATCCACATAGTAGTCAACCCCATTTTTTCCAAAATCTATCGACCTTTTACACGGTAAAGTTACTCTGTACCGGTGGGTGACCGATGGACTGGGTTTTAGGATGACATGCATTTTATATAAAGATTATAGAATATATTCATACATGAAGACGTATGAATCCCTGGATGGAATTACTATTAGAGTTGGTACAAATGCCAAGGAGAATTATGAACTCGTTGAATCGAGTCATGCGGCGAATTGGTGGCTTCATGTCAAGGGGTGGCCGGGTTCACATGTCGTAGTTTCTTATGATGGAGATTTCTTACCAAAAGAAACTAAAAAGGATGCAGCTGCGTTGGCTGTTCACTATAGTCAGGCTTCGGATAAGAAACATGTTACAGTAGATTTGATTCGTGTTCAATATGTGTATCCATTAAATACACACGGTTCTGTTGAGCTCTCGCGAGACCCAATCGAGGTCTCGGTGTTTATAAACCGAGAAAAACCGAGACTTGACCGGCTCCGTTTTTGAAAGTCTCATTTAGGTGTCTTCGTCTTCGTCTTCGTCTTCGCCCGGCGCAAGCGACTCATCACACTGCTCGCAGCTCTAAGGGGTGTGCTAAGGGCACTTGCCGCGGCACTTGCCGCAGCACGCCTAGTAGATATAATAGCTTTATAAGCATTAGAACGTCCTCTAGCATTTTGTATTTTAACGCACGGAGGTCTGGATGGAGCTTTCCCGACCACTCCCCGTACAAGTGTTCTCATAGCTCTATCCTTTGTAAATGCTAGCATCTGCCCCGTTGTAATGACTTTTTGATCGCGTAACATTATTAAAAAATTCTTCACCATTGTAGGATAGTAGCCCGTCATTCGTGTTCTATATTCTATGTTCGCTTTGTTATAAGCTTCAACTAACCCCTGGTTACGAGTTTTGTTCCCCCGTTTTACCGCGTTAGAAATTTCATTAATTCCACGCTGATTAACAAGATTCTTGTATTTCATTATTTCTCTCCTAAATGAAGTATATTCCCTGTTGTTCATATATCATAATCCAATATAATTATCGAGTAGTGCTGGGTCCAGCACCAACCTTTTTCAAAAGGTTCTCAACTACCTGGAGTTTTACCTTCGAAATCTTATGCTCGAAGTTTCGGGTTTCTTTTTTTTCTCACAGAGCTTAGCCCTCTCCTGTGCCTCCACACGGCGCTTAGCTGCCACCTCGTGGAGTCTCGAACGCGCCACATTCTCCCGTGCTCTCGCTCGTGTGATATGTTTTTTGACATCGCGACAATATGTCCTCAATTCTTCCACCTCCTCTTTCAATATTTTTATTTGATTGTCGTATTTTTCCCTTTCAGTTTCCAATTCATTGTAGCTTTTACCGAGCTGGTCTATAGCCTCTTTTGCAATTTTTATGAGCTTCTTCTCCTTCGCGGATGGTTTAAATTGGGGTTTTTCAAGTTCCATTACAATCCGGGAAGAAGTTGTACGAACACTCTGTACTTTAACCATTTTACTTTTTAAATCCCCTTTTTTTCAATTAACTTAGGTGTCGAGACTTGATAGATTAGAAAAAGTTGTCAGTTCTGTACATATTAACCCCAAATGAACCAGTCTTACCAGTCACTGAGACTGTTTCATTTCCATAAAGCTCCTGGCACCCGATGTCCTCCATACAGTCCCTACCATTGTGACTCACGGGAACCGGGTACAGGTTTTCACCACCCGTAGTCGTATAGTAGTGGTACCTGTCCCGGCGTCCACGAACCTCCTTGCCGTAGAGGGGGAGGGTTTCGTCACCCGGTCCAGTAAGTAAGCCCATCTGCTGCATGTGACCGGGTTTGTACTCCTTAATCGGGGGACCCCTGAACTCGGGTTCACGTTTTTGTCTAAAAAATGGTCTACGGGGTGGAGCTGGGGGGTGAGTCACCTGTGTCGTGACGACTCGGGGATTCTTCCATAAGTATGCTAGAGCGATGATGAGTACGACGAGAGTCACCCACAATGTTTGAATCTTTGTCTTATTCTTCATATACTATAGGTGAGATGTTTATTTTATACACTATGAAAAAGTTCTAGTTACGATCAGTCGTACATAAACACAGCTTCATCTGGGTCCCAGTAATCGCGCTCGCGTATAGGGGCCTCAAGTTGCCTTAACCTGACCTCGGCCTCCCTACAAAGCACCTCCCATCTGTCCATCTTGCCCCACACCTCCCCGAGCTTTGACCTAGCGTTGTCTGTGTACTCGTTCCATTTCCTCTTACACTCTTCCTTGTACTCATCATAAATCTTCTTCTCAAAGGTGGGAAGCTCTTGGAGTGTTTTGAGTGAAAGTTCGTCATAGTGGACGAATCCACGTTGAGCACGGATAATCTCCCCCTCGGTTCCAATTTCCAACACAATTGTCCGAAGTCCATGTTCCACCAGGTTTTTCCAAGACCAGGACTTGGAGTCGGTCGCGGTAGTAGATATATGACCAATGAGTTCCCCTGCATCACCACCGGGAGCCCGATGGGTGTTCTTCTCACACCAAGCTTTGATAGCCTGACTCTTTCGAGACGCGGTCATACGTTTGATGGGGGTCCATATACTATTCGCTCGCTTTTCCCACTTCTCAAGAACCTTGTTCTCACCGTGCATCTTATTCACGTAATTCCGAAGCTGGTCTTTGAGACGTCCGATCTCGATGGCCCTAGCGTGTTGTCGTTCTTCTATGGCTTCTCGCGTCATACCAGATCGGTCCGGTGGAGCCTCATAGTCACTGTCACTGTCATCGTCGGTGTCAGTATCGTAGAACGGATCTTCCCACAACGGTCTATCACCGGTGAGTCGATCGTTAATGCGTTTCATTTTATCAGCCATCTCCAGATAGATGCCATCAGGGATCTTACTGGAGATTTCATCGAGACATGACATAAGACTTTGAAGATCTTCCATTTTGAAATATTAAAATTACAAATTTTAGCATCTACTTAGGTTTATTTAAAGAAAATCTTTGACATAAAGACATGAAGGTCCTGGCCATAGATATAGGATTTCACAATATGGGTCTCGTCCTCGCTGAGTGTGGGAATGGACCGGTGATAGAAGTTGAGTACATGAAAAAGGTGAGTTTGGAAGACTATAAATACATTTACAGTAATGACTTTGTTGACTTGGTTCCTTTATTTGTAGATGACCACAGGGATGTGTTCGACAAGGCTGAGAGGATCCTCATAGAGAGGCAGCCACCCCAAGGCTTTACGAATATCGAAATTCTACTACACTATATGTTCAAAGATAAGGTTCTACTGATTTCACCCGTAACTTTACATGCACATTTTGGTATGGGGCATCTAAACTACGAGGAGCGGAAAGAGCGCGTTCTTGTCAAGATGGGAAAGTATGTAGATTTAGATACGATTCCATACGAGAGAAAACATGACATAGCTGATGCATATTGTATGCTTTTATACTATAATTTCAAAATCAGTGTCCATTTTTTTGATAGGTTTAGATTTACTCGTTCCGCAAAATAGTAAGCGCATTTGCGGTGTATTCAAACATCTTGAACATTTCAGCGATGTTCTTTTTATCAATCGCAGAACGAAGTTTCTCTATGTTAAAATCGAACGACTCGCGTTCTTTTTGAAGTTCCTCTTCAAATTCTTTCCTCTTATTTTGAAGCATTTCAATTTTTTGCTCAATCTCATTGAGTGTTTTCTCTAATGACTTATCGAGGTCTTCAATTTCCTTTTGATATTGTTGCCTCTGCGCTGTCAAAATTTCCTTTTTAATAGAAGAAGATGTGTTTTCAAGTTTATTGTTAATACGATCAATCTTATCTTCACAATAATCTAAGTTTGAAATATAAGACTGTTTATAAAAATCTTTGATATTATCGAGGCGATAAATTTCGTTTGAAAGTTTCGTGTCCATATATACTCTACTTTAGTTTCTTAGCTTTAAATACTTTGCTGACGTCTTTTATAAACATATCAAAGTGTCCAAGGCGATACTGAACAAATGTCCAAAGTAGGAAAAATAACGTCTTTGTTAATTTATTAACTTCGTTGTCATCCATCTTGTAGATTGGACCAACTACACGACCCATGAACGTTTCGTTCTTCTCTCGACCAGTCATGTACATTTCAGCTTGTGTGAGAGCACATGTATCGTCATTTACCGACCAATGATAAAATATGAAGGGTATGACCATCGAATAAAATTCCAGATGTCTGCGATCATTTGTGAATGGAATTATAAGAATCCACAAAAGAAAAATAAGATGAATCAGGAAAATTATATTCATCTATTATATAATGACGGAAGAAAAAAAGATTTCCCGTGAAGAAATGCGTCTGTCATGGACAGATGGTCATGAAAATATTCTCAAACAGTGGGGTGAAGCCTCTGCGTGCTACAGGTATATGCACCACCGTGCGTTTTTTATATACAGGCGTTCCAGTATTCGTTTTACCTTACCAGTTATTATACTTTCTACTATAACTGGGACCGCAAACTTCGCCCAAGGTACATTCCCAGAAAATGTACAGTCGTTTGCTCCCTCAATAATTGGTGGTTTAAACCTGACTGCTGGTCTCATAGCGACCATATCCCAGTTTCTCAAAATTAACGAACTCATGGAAAATCACAGAACAGCTGCTTTGGCTTTTGGTATGCTCTCGAGGAACATCCGTCTCATGTTGGCCCTAGACAGGGGAGAGCGTAGTAAAGAGGGTTTAGATTTCGTCGGTGAATGTAAAACTGAATATGATCGCCTATTGGAACAGTCACCCTCGATACCCAAATCTGTATTGAGGCAGTTTGAGGATGAGTATCCACTTGACAACGTGTTCACCAAACCAGAAATTCTAAACGTGCGTTCAATTCCACTACTCACTTTACCGAGGACGATAGATCCAATTGAGGCGATGACTGCCGGGACCCCCCTCGAGAAGTTAGGTAAATTTCTTTCAAAGAAGGATGAACCACCACCCGCTGGTTTCTTCGGACCCTCCCTAGATGAAGAGGAAGAGGAAGAGGAGGAGGATGAAGATTCTACACCTGATGAGACGGAAGAAGAGACAGACGTCGAGCAAGGTAGATCAGAATAAGAATCATTAACAAATTGGTAAGCATACTACATGCAACGTATGGTACAATTTTCCTTTTTAAAGGTTCTACGATACGTTTATGTAGTGCGTCATTTTCGAGCACCAAATCTATGGCCTGATTAGTAAGATCATCGATGGATTCTTTCATTAAAGTAGTCGACCAAAAAAAAGATCCCCCAGTGACGACAATTCACATAAAACAAATTGATCTCGTTCGTAGGTACATCAACGAGGGAAAAAATGTATTCATATGTGGGGCTGCTGGTGTTGGGAAATCCTACATTCTCAGAAGTGTTCTTCAAGATACGAAACATGTAGAGTTACAAAGTGATCACCTAAAGAGTAAATCCCCATTTATGGCGTTCATAAAGAATTCCACAAAGCACGTCTTCATCGAAGACTACGACCCGATATTTAAACCAGTAATACAATCTGTATCGGATGGTAACCCCCTGTCCCGTGGATCTCTAATCGTGACAAGTACAAATATGTGTATGTATCCAAACTTTACGACAGTTTTCATCCAGAGACATAAACCCGATGTTCTATTAAAACTTACTGATAAGACCGGACTAGAGGCACGAAATGCAGCCATCCGTGCAAATGGGAATATCGAAATATTTTTCAAATATTTGGATGGATACGATGAGATGGATGATTTTCAGACACCGAAAGAATTTATAGCTGAGATTCTATCTGAAACTGGACCACTTGAAATATATGACAGTGTTTCCGAGCATGGACATTTATGGGACATTTTTCAAGAAAATTATCTAGATTCAGAGGGTGTTGATATACTAAAAGCATCTGGGTCCTTTTCCGATGCGGATCGTTATGATGGAATAATGTATTCACAGGGTGATTGGAATCTTATGCCATACTTTATACTACATTCTCTGACTATACCAAAATCGGCCCTCGGTATTCCACTTAGGAAGGACCAAATCCGTCCCGGGCGTTGTTGGACAAAATTTAGAAACTTCAAGATGCGGCAGCACAAGGTTGAAGATATCAAAAAAAAATCAAGGTTGGGGTTGGGGGTAGAGGAACTTTGCCTATTAAAGAGGTATGCTGAAATTGGTGAATTAGAACCCCTGGTTAGCTATAATATCACTCCACAGGATTTTGATATAATCAATCACCTTGCCGTGGGAAATGGCTTAAAATCAAGAGACGTGACAAGAGTAAAGAAAGCTTTGAAGAATGCCTACGGATGATGAAAAAGAAACTACCGACACCGAATGTATCCGAGTTGTGGGCAACGAGATTCTCTTTTATGGTGACATTGATCGAGAAAATGCTTTAGAATTTGTCGAACAGTTTAAGCAACTTGAGATTGATCTTTTGAAAAAACAGGCTGAACTTGTTGGGTATGAACCACAGATTCGTATTCACATCATGAGTGATGGTGGTGATGTATTCTCTGGTTTGAACATGATGAATGTTCTGGAACGTTCCCGAATTAAGGTTGTGACCATTGCACAGGGTTCGTGTTGTAGTGCGGCAACCTTTGTTTTTTTGGGTGGTTCAGAGCGTCGCATGGGTAAAAATGCATACCTTCTGATTCATCAGATTTCTACGGAATTTTGGGGTAACTTTCAAGAATTGAGAAATGAAATGAAGACGACGAATAAGATGATGAAGATGCTCAAGAAAATGTATCTCAGTAAGACTGAAATCCCCGAGAGGAAGTTTAAACGTCTCATGAAAAAGGACATCTATCTCACACCTGAAAAATGTATCAAGTATAAAATCGCTCACGTCGTTGACTAATAGTGACAGATCTATTGTATAGACCGAGTACAACTATAATTATAAAAACAATACACAAGGTATTTAGATTCATCTGTACTGATGTAACTTCTGGTGGCCTAAGTCGTTCCATTCTAGCGTAATCTACAACTGGAATTCCAGACATCTATTTAAAGTTGAGAATTTTATTATTCACATAATGGAACGACTTATCAGAAAAGACAAAAATGGTCGTGAGAGATTCACCGACATCCACGTCGAGGACTTGGGAGATGGAACCGCTGATATTGTGAAGAGCACTGGTATGGTCGGAACTGATAAGGCTGCATTTTCCAGAACCAATGTTAAGACTGGTTATGAAAAGGCGTGCGCTCGCGCCCAAACAATGTGGAACAATGAACACATCAAGGGTGTCCAAGTTATGCCCATGTTGGCGAATAAATGGGAGGAGCGTCACAAGTACATCTCCACCCCCTTCTACGTCCAACCTAAATTGGATGGGGTTCGCCTCCTTGTTTCAAAGGATGGGTGCTTCTCGAGAACCGGTAAGCGTGTCGAAGGTCTCGACCACCTCAGTGACGGACTGAGGGCGGGTGAGTTCTTAGATGGAGAGTGCTACGCACCCAACATGACATTTGAGGAAATCACGAGTATGTTCAAGACCAACCCCACCACGTTGAACTTCTACATCTTTGATTACTTCGACTTGGAACGCCCCGAATTGACCTTTGAGGAGAGAATGGATTGTGTAAGTGTGGAGACCAAACTCCTCAAGAAAAAGTCTGAAGTGGAAAAGTGGCACGACCACTTTGTGGATCAGGGCTACGAGGGTATCATGATTAGGGATGCCTCCAGCACCTATGAAGTTGGGAAGAGGAGCAACTTCCTCCTCAAGTTTAAGAAGTTTCAAACGGAGGAATATGAAATCGTGGGAGCCAAGACGGGGCATGGGAGGGATGCCGATGCCGTCATTTGGGTGTGTAAGCTGAATAATGAGGACCGAACATTTACTGTAAGACCCGAAGGTACGATTAAGCAACGGGAGGATCAGTATAGAGATCGAAAGAAGTACATGGGAAAAATGCTCACCGTCAGGTTTCAGAACCTGACTGATCTCGGTGTCCCGAGATTTCCCATCGGTGTGGTAGTTAGAGATTACGAATAATATTGTAATACATAAATGGCTCGTATCGCGATTGACGTCGATGAAGTCCTCGTTCATTTCCTATACCCGATGGCTAGATCCAGAAGACTTGGAAAACCCAAAAAACCCAAATACAACTACGTGTACCGTGAAATTTTTGACATAACTGAAGAAGAGTCACAGGAATTTGTCAAGGAGTTTTACAAATCCCAAGCCTTTCAAAATCTTAAACCAATAACAGGGTCGCAAAACGCCATGAAATGGCTTCGTCAAAGAAGCAAAAAAATGTATATCGTCACTGGACGTCAAAATATTGTGAGAGACGAAACCGAAGACTGGATACACACATACTTTCCAGGAATTTTCGATGACGTCATACTTACAAATAGCTATACCCCCCAAGATGTGAAAAAGGTTGATATATGTAGAGCTCTAAACTTGGGACTCATCATAGACGACAACAAAGGAATCTGTGATGAGTGCATGAATTCGGGTATGAAAGCGATAAACTTCATCGGAGAGGAGATGTACCCATGGTGTGAGGAGAGTGACATCATGTTGAGGGGGTGGTCCTCATTTACTGAACACGAGTAACTGATCCAAACTTATCCTTCATCATAATGACTTCATCACACTTTCCACCCCTGATGGTCATCACTGGTTCACCACACGTATGACCATGTGTTTTAAATCGTTCACACGCAAACTCAGTTTTCATCGTGATATTCATATTCTCACTGTATCCGATGAAAGTCTTGTCTATAGAACCATTCGTATCAATTGATTCAACCGT